CCGAAGACTTCGCCACCGAAAAGGCGAAGCAGTTGGCCATTGGAGGGGCGGCCGGAACCGTCCTTGGAAAGCTGGCGCAGCCATTCCGCCCGAGTGCAGACGCAGAGGTTCTGATGCAGCACGGAATCCAGCCCACTGTTGGCCAAGCCAAGGGGGGAAAGTTCAACGTCTATGAGGAGAAGCTGACCAGCTTACCGATCGTCGGCGACGCGATCGCGTGGGCGAGGAATCGGGCCGGAAACGAATTCCAGAGGCGCGTGATTTCTGACGCAACCGGAGGCGCCGCAGATACCGTCGGGGCAGCAAACCAACGCGCATCCGACCTGTTCGAATCTGTCGTGCCGAGCCTTGTGCCTACCAGTGAGGCTGTTGTAAATGTCCATACCGCACTGAACAGGGCGATGGGCAACAGGATGCTGACTCCCGAGCTTCGCGATACGCTGCAGGGTATCGTCGGCGACAACTTCGCGAATTTCGGCAGGATGACCGGACCGGAAATCAAGCGTATGGACGCGCAACTCGGGCATGTTGCCAGAGAGTGGGCCTCGTCAGGAAGCCCGCGTGAGCGCGAAATGTCGAGGGAGATCTACCGGATCCAGAACGGCCTGAGAGACGGTCTGGAACCGGGGCTGCCGCCCGAGCTTCAGGGGGTGCTTCGGGAGGCGAATACGATGTACCGCAACCTGATCCCGGTGAACAAGGCGTCGTCTGCAAGATCCGACGAGCGCATCACGCCAAGGCAGTGGCAGAAGGCGGTTGCAAGGCAGAACCGCACCGACGTTTCGCGCCTTGATGAAGGGCTTGTCAGGAGCGCCCCGCGGGTCCTTGATGACCGCGTCCCTGACTCTGGCACTGCCGGCCGCGCCTTCCTTGGCGGAGGGGCGCTGTTTGGCGGTGGCGTCCTTGGCTTCCTTCCGCAAGTTGTCGGTGTCGGCGGAGGGTCTGCGCTTGGGGCCACAAGGCTTGGCCAGTCGCTTCTGCTTGGAAACACCGCGCCGCAACGCGCAGTGGCCCCATACGCGACCAACATCGCCGGAGCCGGTGGGGCGATGTCGGCCTACGGGCAGCAGGGTCCTACGCTGCTTGACCTTCGGCGTGAGCTTGAGAAGCGGCGGGCTTCACGCTAGATTTCGCAAGGCACTCTGGGCATTTCCGGCGCTTGACCAGGACCCCCTTCTCCCGGCGCCAGACGAACTTGGAGCCGAGAATGCCGATCTTGATCTGGTCGCAAAATGGACATGCCCACGCGATATTCTTCATGGCGTTCCCCTGTGTGCTTCCTTGTGATGGCCGGAGCAGAGCCAGACAACAGCCAGCGGTAGGTCATAGGAAGGGTGGTGAGCCTCTGATTTCTCGCTGCCGCAGATGAAGCACGGCAGTTTCACCATGGATCCAGACTTCAGCGCCAGACTTACTGACGTATGTGCTTTGCGCCGACGCCTGTCTGCTTCCCTCCACCTTGCAGTGCGTTCAACCTGCTTTTTGCTGTCTTCTGCGGTGTATTTGCGAGTCCTCGACCGTTCACGCTCCCTTACCTTTTCAATGTTTTCTGCGCGGTACCTTCTCGCCTTTGCTTTCGAGCATTCCTTGCAATCAGATTGAAGGATCCCCCGTCGTGACTTAATCACGTAGAACTCTGACAGCGCCTTTTCGGCGCCACACGTTGAACAGGTTTTCATGGTCAGAACGGAATCGAGTCGCTGAAGTCGCCGAACTCTTCCTGCTGCTTCGGCTTTGCCTGCTGGCTCGGCGCCTGACGGTGCTGCGGATCCCGGGAGTCGCTGCCGGATTCCTTCTTGCCCAACAGGGTGAGGTCATTCACCCTGACGTCGAGACTGTTGCGCTTCTGGCCTTCCCGGTCAGTCCATTCATGCTCTGACAACTCGCCTGAGATAGCAACCTGCGTACCTTTTAGCAGGTACTGGGATACCGCTCCTCCACGTTTTCCGAACATCGAGCAGCGCGGCCAGATGGTTCCTTTTTTGTCGCCGTATCCGAAGTCTACCGCGCAGTTGAATGAAACAACTGCATCGCCGCTTTGGGTATACCGGACCTCACAATCCGCTCCAAGTCTTCCTGTAAAAGAAAATATATTCATTGCTGCTCTCCGATAGGTAAAAATTGGCCGCGCTCGTTTCGAACGGGCTTGTATTTGCCGGACATGACTCCGTTACGGCCGCGGCGTTTCTGCTGCATGTCTTTCATGTTTTCCGCGTGGGTTGCAATATACAGGTGGTCTGGGTTGACGCAGTTCCTAACATCGCACTTGTGGCAGACCTCTTTGCCGTCCTCGATGTCTCCGACGAACGCTATGTAGGCTGCTCTGTGAGCAGGAGTAACCCGGCCAAGAACTCTGGTTGATCCATACCCATTTTCCTGATGGCTGCCAGTCCATACGCGGCACTCGCCATCCTGCACAGAATTCCTCAGAACCTGATCCGACAGGAGTTTCCTGTATTGATCCCTGTCTAGCATCCGCAACCTTTTCCCGCGATCTAGCCCCATTTCACGCCCCGCAGTTTCTCGATTGTCGCCTCAACCTCTGAGTCGAGCCTGATGACCTCTTCCTCGATCTCGGCGATGCGCTTTTCGTCACGGTTGAACCTGATTACCAGCAGGCTCATTTCATCCGGAAGCCGGTCGTCGTAACTGATGAAATCAACCCATGCGCGGCCGGTCACTGCCATCTGAAAGAGCATTTGAAGCTGGTACTTTGCAGGGATGATTCCTGACGTGGCATAGCCGATATGCGTTGCCGTATTCGGGGCCTTGCACTCAATCATACCGTCATCGCCAACAAGGCCATCAGGAGAGGCCCCAGAGCGAAGAATCGACGGGTGCTGAATGAAGCCGACCTGATCAACAATAACGTCGCGCAGATTCTCATAGGCGGCCCGGGCAAATTGCTCCATTTCAACGCCGCGCAGCATTTCCTTTGAGACAAATGTTTCCTCTACCGATCCTGTCAGGCGCTCGGCGACCAGTTGTGCCATGTAGTTTCCGCGGGACGCCGATTCTCCAGACTTCGTTTTTGCCATCACGTCGGCAATCCGCGAAGCCGTAATGCGTCCGACCCGCGCCAGCAGCCATTCAACTGAACCCTGTTCCATTACGCTTCTCCCACGCCGAACTTGTTGGAAAGAGCCTTGGCCATGGAGGCGATTTCCTTCAGTGCCTCGCCATTCTTCGCCTTGACGGCCGCCGCACGGGCTTCCTTGATCAGGGCCGCTGCGGTCCCCTTGTCTTCTGCCTCGCCGGCCATCTTCAGGACGGCGTCGAAGTCATAGTCTGCGGTCTGGTAGCGTGATTCTTCGTCATCGCCGGTTTCCAGCAGGAAGGTCTGCAGGATTGCGTATTTCTTCGCCATCGACATAGCCTTCCCGCAGTGCTTATCTTGGTTGTCCATTGCAAACGCAGGAACGACAACGACAATTTTGTCGTCTGGTGAGTCGATATTGACGAATGAAACAGAGAACTCTGCACGGTAACGGCTCTGCTTCGAACCTTCTTCCTTTGGCTCCAAAACACCGGACACAAGAGACACGGAAATTCCGATTCCTTCTTCTATCACGTGTTCACGAACCTGAGCGACAACAGCGTCGTGTGATGTTGCTTTGTACGACCCACCACCAGCAGAAACCGCAACTGTTTTTTGTATGTACCCGATCCTCTTCTGGACCGAATTTATCCTTTGATGGATATTCTTGATTGTGACTTCTTCGCTCATTTGACATGGCTCCATGTTTTGTTTTGCAGCACGTTGCTGATGGATTTCTTGGACACCCCAAACAGGACGGCAAGCCTGTTCAGAGAAAGAGAGTTGCCGACGATTCTGATTCTTTTTACGGAGTTTTCCCGCAGCTTTGAAAGCCCCTGTTTTTCGCCTCTTACAGGGTTTTCCCTGTTGCGGCCCTTGGCAATCTTGTCCAGAGCATTGTCCTTGTGAGAGCCAATAAAAAGGTGGTCTGGATTAACGCATGCAGGGTTGTCGCACGTATGGCACACGCACAAATTTTGCTTGAAATCTCCTTTGTGCATCATGTATGAAATCCTGTGAGCCTTCTCGATTGTGCTTCTTCTGGTGCCGATAACACCATATCCGTTGGTTTTTGCTCCGGTCCAATTCCAGCATGTGTCGGTCTTTTCGACCTTCTGCCAGAACCGTTCTGCTAATTCCTTCATGGTGATCTCCTGTGGATTTGAAGCCCTGTGATCAGCGGCAGGTGGTATTGCACACCTGGCGGTTTCCAACCCAGTAGCACTGTGTGTAGCAGCTGTAGGCGTAGGTCATCGTGGAAGCGACGAGAAGAAGGGTGGCGATTGCGGTTTTCATGGTGGACCTCCTGTGAATTGAAAACCCTGCGGTCGGGCCACTTGCAATCCGGCTGGAACTACCCGGCGTTCGTCGTGGCCCCGTTGCAGGGGATGTCAGAATTATCTCAACTGTGAGTCAGCACGTCAACTCTTTTCGAGAATTTTTATGCAGACCTCCCGTTCCACTCGGCGACGAGGCCGACATGAGAGATCCGGCCCATTTGCGGGGCCACCTGATCAACCGCGGCCATGGCGGCCTGCAGTCGGAAGTGGGCGAGGGCGCTGAAGGAAACTTCGACCGGATCCAGACCGGCGGCGCGGCACTCGGCGACGAAGATCAGATCAAGGCGGGCGGCTTCGGCGTTGTCGGCGTACTCGCAGGATTCCGCAAGCTGGTCGATGAATGCCGAGAGGGCGAAGAGTTCAAGGCGGGTCATGGTTTTCTCCTGTGGTTAGTTGGTACAGATGAGATCATACTCTTATCAGTGTGCCTGTCAATCCCCTTTGTGATTTATTTTCACATCGGATAACATTGTCCGGTCAATCACAAGGAGAACACCATGAACATCACCCAAGCAATCGCCCATTTCGGCAACGGATCCCGGCTGGCAGAGGCCCTCGGCGTCATGCCGAACGTGATCAGCATGTGGAAGGCCCGCGGGAACAAGATCCCGATGGACGTGCAATGGCAGCTTGAACTTGGAACGGAAGGCCGGCTGAAAGCCGACCAGCGGCCGCTTCTGACGAAAGAGCAGCGCGACGCATTCAGGGAGGTTCTGATCAGCGGCCGGAAAAAGCCGGGCTGAAAAAAGAAGCCCCCCAAGACCGCAGAGGAACTTGGGGGGCAGCACCGGTCCCACAGGAGAGCAGAACAGATGCGTGGATTCTACCAGAATCCGAAGGAAGTCAATCGTAGTTCGTTTTCAGGAACAGATTGAACTTGTCGATAGCCTCCTGCCGATCGTCCAGAGGAAGAACAAGCCTGAAGGTCGGGCGTTTCTCTTCCTTTATTCCGGAGGCCCTCTCTGCATCGGCAACCGTTTTGAACTCACCGGACTCCAGACGAACTGCAACTTCCGGGTGATCACGCTTCAGGCGGGCGATGCGGTATCTGGCGTTGTTGCCCCGAGCGTTTCGTCGGTGCGGATCGGAGAACATTCGTCCGATTTCGGACGAATGTCTGTCCTCTCCCCCTGCCTCGCCTTCGCAATCTCCGCAACGTCATCCTTCATCCCAAGCGCCAAGCTGGCACGTGTGAAGTCGGAGAGATTCCGGCGCCCAAGTTGATTCTTGCGGATCCACAGACGGGCTTCGGCGCGAGAATTGAACTCAGTCGGCACCGTATCGAACTCGATTCCGTGCCTCGTGCAGATCTCGTACCTGTTGTGCCCGTCGACCAGCGTTCCATCCCACAGAACAAGCGGATCACGGCACCCGTCGGCAAGGATGTTTTCCTCAAGCTGGGCGTATTCCTCTTTCGTCAAAGGCGGTATCAGCGCCTTGAATTCTTCGTCAATCTTTACCATTTGATCCTCCAAAAAGAAAAAGCCCTTGGGAGACTCCCTCCCGCTTTCGCGGGCCGGAAGACCGGGGCAATCCCGGCGGGAGTCTCTCAGGGGCTTATTGCCTATCGCTTCCGGGCGACTTCCTGAATATTATCACAACTGATACGATAGTCAACTGGCTCACGAATACCCGAACTCGTGAGCCACTTTGAAAAAAAACGCTTGACGTACTCACTCGTAAGAGTATGATCTCATCTGTACCAACCAACCCACAGGAGAAAACCATGAAGCACACCATCATCGCCCTCGCCATTCTCGCCACTGCCTGCTCCGCCAGCGCCTTCGAGGGCAACGTCACCCTGACGATGAAGAACTCGCCAAACACCATCGTCGTCCACACGAACACCGTCGAGTCGGCAACCACGAAAGACGGAAAGATCTACGCAACCGCGATCGTCACGTTCGTAAAAAAGGACCGGACCTACCGCGCCAAGGCTTGGCACGAGTGCGGGCCAGAGGGCGGCGCTTCAGGCTTCTTCGACTCAAACAGAAATATCACTGGCGAGTCGTCAATCTGGGTGCTTGGCGGAAACACGGTCGGCGACGATGCCGGTCTGGTCATCTGCCACACCGCGACGAAGGCCGGAGCGAAGCAATCTGCCAAGATCCGCATGTAACACCGCATGGGGGCGGTATCCCCCAACTTTCAAAGGACATTTCCATGATTATCGAAAACGAGCTTCTGAGGGCCGCGATTGCCGAACTGGCATCTACCCATCCGGATCATGTCAAAAACGCACTGGCGGCCCGGGAAAGTGCCTTGCCGGGCATTTCTGCAGAGCTTCTGCAGGACCACGCCGACAAGTCGAAGATCCTGCGCCTCGTGACCCCGGGGCAAAACATCGCCATCGCTCTGGGCGCTGGGGCCTTCCTTGGCACCCTTGCCAGCTTTTTCATCTGAGGAGAAAACCATGCCCTACCCCGCTGGACATCGCAGCACCCCACGAATTGAGGCGCTCAAGGCCGGCCGCGACCGTTACGACGGCGGCCCGTGCAATCACTGTGGCACGACGACCCGCTACGCCAAGCAAGGATCCTGTGTCATGTGCAACAAGCGCCGGTCAATGATCGCCAACCTTGAGCGCACCGGGAAGCCGGTACCGCCCGAGGTCGCCGACCCGGTCAAGTTTGGCGCCATGGTGCAGGCCATGGACGAGGCGGCCGGCCGCGCCAAGCGCCGCTTCCTGTGTGCAGGCTACCTGCAGATGCTGGAAAGTGACGACATTCTTGCGCTCACGAAAATCCCTCACGACGTTCTGACAGCTTTCATCCGGAGCAACCAGCCATGAGTTACAAATTTCTCCCCGTGGCGTGGGAAGCCAAGATTGACCCGACCCTGAAACTGGTCCTGCTTTCGCTTGCCGATCAGGCAAACGATGACGGGCTGTGCTGGCCAAGCATTGCCAGAATCATGGAGCGTACCTGTATTTGCGAAAGGTCTGTACAGAATTCGCTGTCAAAACTCGAAAGGCTTGGCTACCTTCGTCGGGTGTTCCGTGTCGGGTCATCAACCCACTACGTGCTTAATTTGAAGGCAACCCCCGCAGTGGAGTGCACCCCCGCAGTGGAGTGCACCCCCGCACCACATGCACCACAGGGGGTGCACCACATGCACCCCGGGGGTGCACCACGTGCACCCAGAACTGTAAGTGAACCGAAAGAGAACAAAAAAGCAAAGCCTGCGGCTTTCGACGCTTTCGCGTCTTTGTCTTCTCTGGGCGTAGATGATCAGGTCGCAAAGGATTGGATTGCACACCGTAAGCATCTGAAGACACCTATCAGCCAGACGGCAATCACATTGATCGCAAACGAGGCAAAGAAGGCTCATATGACCCTTACAGACGCGCTCGCAGAGTCTGTTTCAAGGGGATGGAAGGGATTCAAGGCGCAGTGGGTAGATCAACAGCCATTGTCGCAAAGTTCGTTTTTCTCGGGGGCCGTCTGATGACCCGCCCACCCAAAGGACTGGAAATGCTTGTCGAGATCCGCAGGGCAAGGAAACTCCCGAACGATCGCAACGTGTCCCTGAATGTCGGCGATGGCTGGAAAGATCCGGACTGGATCAAACTGCTGGCGCTTGGGGCTTATCCGGTTGGAGTCGTCCGCTCTACAGACAGGGTGAAAGACTTGGATCTGCGCTGCCTGTCAGGCCTGAACGTTTTCATCCACTGCCAGACCTTCACGCCGCAGGTCGCAGAGCTTTACGAGGCGGCTCAGAAATTCGCGCAGTACATCGCCCTTGTCGTGCTTGACTGGGCAGACCCGCTTTCCGAAGAGTGGAGAGCAAACAACAGGAGATCAGCATGAACCACCTTTTGCAGCACTTGCTTGACGACGATCTGGATTTCAACAGCTTCCTGAATTCGACCGAGCATGAACTGGCCGTCAGAAGCGCATCGAGCTACATCGATGAAGTCATCGACCACGTCCACAACAACACCGGCCCCGTCGGCGTGAAGACGACATTTCGGAAGCTGGACCGGCTTCTGCGCTTCCGGCCGTCAGAGGTCACGATCTGGTCGGGAATCAACGGTCACGGCAAGTCCCTGCTTCTTGGCCAGACCGTACTCGGGCTGATTGCCCAGAATCAGAAGGTCTGCATCGCGTCAATGGAAATGACGCCGAAGGCGACATTGACTCGACTTTGCCGGCAGGGAGAGGCGACCAGCATACCGTCAAGGGAGTTCATAACCGACTTCCTGACGATGGGCAGCGAACATCTCTGGCTGTACGATCAACAGGGCATGATTAAGGCCGATTCCATCGCTGCCATGGCGGAGTATTCCGCAGTGAAACTCGGTTGCCAGCATATCGTCATCGATTCCATGATGAAGTGCGGTATGGACGAGGACGACTACAACGCCCAGAAGCGGTTTGTCGATCGACTCTGCACGATCGCCCATGACCGCGGGGTGCATATTCACCTTGTCTGTCACGTCAGGAAGCAGAAGGACGAATTGACCCCGCCGAACAAAATGGACGTGCTTGGCGGATCGGCAATCACGAATCAGGTTGATAACCTGATCATGCTCTGGCGCAACAAGGGCAAGGAAGCCGCAATCCGCGAGGGAAAGGCTGACGTGCTGACGCATGAACAGCCTGACGCCCTGATGGCAATCCACAAGCAACGGCATGGCGACTGGGAAGGGGCTGTGAGTCTCTGGTTTGACCCGTCGTCAATGCAGTTTGTCGAGAGTCGTGGAGGCCATCCGGAGAACCTGCTGAACACCGGATTCTACGCATGAAGCACATCACAGAATATCTGGCTGAAGCGACTCCGGTTCCATCCGAGCCGCGGATAGCCTTCTGTGTGGAGTGGATTGTCACCATGAAGCACAACCGACCCTACTGCGCGAAGTGCATCGACTTCTGGCGCGACCTGTTGGGCGAGTCTTTCTCCGACAAGGTAGCACGGGAGGTCCGAAAGGAATTCAGCAGAAGAAAGTCACCATCACCCCTTGATGACCATTCTCCGGTGTGAGACAATCAAGGCTTGATCAACAGGAGAAAATCATGAAAGTCATCATCGGCGGGGCGCTCCCCGACTCGGGCAAGATCGCCCGCTTTGCCGGGAAAGATCCTCACCCGGAAATTCCCTTCGCAGAAGACACCGTCAGGCCTGGGTGTGCCGCTGCCATGGCCGGCATCGCTGCTCTGGTGATCGTCATCTGTGTCGCCTTCGGGGTGTCGGCATGAAAATCGCATTCTGCACACTGCTATTCATATATGGGTTTTTGGCCGGCGTGAATTTTGAACCTCGCCCTGGTTATGTGCAATAGACGTGGAGAATCTGGGAGTCAATATTCTGGGCAATTGTTTTCACGAGCATGATTGTCGATGGGAAAGGAATATGAGAGAAGAATACGAGGCGTGGTTTATCGAGAGATTCGGATTCCCGCCGATGCCGATTTATTCCCGTGTGCTGGACTTCTGCTGGCACGGGTATCAGGCCGGTGCGGATAGGCGGGACAAAGACCTCGCGGCCGACATGATCGAGTTACTACGCCAGCAGGTAACGCTGCTGCGGGATTCCTTGATCAACGAGC